AGGGACAAATCCAGACGTTGTTCTTATTTCTGCTCCAGCTCCAGGAAGTATCTCTGGAATAAATCCAGTAATAGTTGGGGGACCTGGAAGTCAAGCTCTCGCATATACTCATACCCAGGGAACATCCTTGGCTGTGTGGGTAGTAACGCACAATCTTGGATGGCACCCAAACGTAACCGTTCAGGACTCGGGTGGATCAATCGTTGAAGGTGAAATAGCCTACACGAACACAAACTCCCTTACGATAACTTTTACTGGCGCATTCAGCGGCAAAGCGTATCTGTCTTAAGGAGATGAGATAAATGGCACGTAAGTATTTAACGTCACTAGATTTAACTAAAAACGAGTTGCAAAATGCTCGTATTCAAAACTTAGCAACTGACCCGTCAAGTCCTGTAACAGGTCAGGTTTACTACAACACTGCTTCCAATGAAATGCGTGTTTACAACGGAACCATTTGGGAAGCTGTTGGACTTAACGGTGTTACCGCTGACGCCGCAGAAATTAACATCCTTGATGGCGCAACACTTACCACTACAGAGCTTAACTATGTGGATGGCGTAACCTCTGCTATCCAGACTCAGATTGATACTAAGTCTCCTTCTAACAACCCGACCTTTACGGGAACCGTAACACTTGACACAGGTGTCAACCTTGTATTTGAAGGCGCAACCCCTAACTCATTTGAGCTCACCCTTACCTCTGGTGACCCAACGGCAGACCGCACAGTTACTCTTCCTGACCTAACTACAACCCTTGTAGGTCAAGACACAACAGATACTCTTACAAATAAAACAATTACTTCTCCACTTGTTTCTGGCCTAGCTATTACAGATAGCTCAATAGTATTTGAAGGCTCTACAGCAGATACTAACGAGACAACTCTTACTGTAACTGACCCAACAGCTGACCGCACAATTACTCTTCCTGACTTATCAGGTACCGTAATCCTTACCACAAATAAGGTAACAGATTTAACCGCACCAACTAGCTCGTTTACAATGAACAGCCAGTTAATTACAAACGTAGCCGACCCAGTTAGCGCACAAGATGCTGCAACTAAGAACTACGTAGACTCTGTTGCCCAGGGCCTTGATGTTAAGGCCTCTGTTCGTGCAGCAACTACTGCAGCAGTAAATTTATCTACAGGCCTTGAAAATGGAGATACTCTTGATGGAGTAACTCTTGCTACTGGTGACCGCATCCTTGTTAAGCATCAATCAACTGGTTCTGAAAATGGTATCTATGTAGTTAAAGCCTCTGGAGCCCCAGACCGTGCTTTGGACGCAAACTCTAACGCAGACGTTACTTCGGGAATGTTTACATTCGTAGAACAAGGAACTGTAAACGGAAATAGCGGTTGGGTATTAACAACTGACAACCCTATTACACTAGGAACTACTGCTCTTACTTTTTCACAGTTCTCAGGCGCTGGAACATTCACATCTTCTAATGGCGTACTCCTTACAGGAACTAACTTCACATTTGCCCCATCTACAACAGGTGGTTTACAGACAGATTCTAGCGGCGGAGCAATCAAGCTTGCTACCAACTCAGGTGCTGCAACAGATGCTAACGGATTTGCAATTGGTGCTGGTAACGGTATTACCGTGGGCACTAACACCATCTCTGTTGACGCCACAGTAGTAGCTAGAAAGTACTCACAGACACTTTCTACCTCAGCAACCTCATACACAGTGACCCACAACCTAGGAACACTAGATGTTCATGTTCAAGTTTATGAAGTCGCTACTGGCGAAGAGGTCCTAGTAGATAATGTACGCGCTACAACTTCTACTGTAACACTAGGGTTTGCATCTGCACCAACATCTAACGCCTACAGAGTAGTTATAATCGGATAACATAAATGAGTACAAAAGCATTAGTACCCTTAAACGTACTGGCTAAAGGCAGCGAGCCTGTTGGTCAACGAGCAGGTGACTTATACTTTGATACTACAACATTAAAGTTAAGAATATATGATGGAACACTTTGGATTGACATTGTCGGTACTGGTGGCGCAGGTCAACTTCAAGTAGATGGTGGAAGACCAGCTTCTTTCTACGGTGGAACACCGAATCTAGACGGCGGTTATCCTTCTACACTTACAGGCTCTTATACAGGATCTTATGACGGAGGAGTTTCGTAATGGCAGTTAATATTCTAATACGCAGGGGAACTGCGGCTGAGTGGACCGCGTCAAACCCAATTCTTCTTGAGGCTGAAGTTGGTTTAGAGACTGACACTAAGAAGCTTAAAGTTGGAGACGGACTTACAGTTTGGGCTTCTCTACCTTATATCAACTTAACTCCAGCAGCTGCAGCAAGCACTTACGCGCCAATTGCTAACCCAACATTCACAGGAGTACCTGCAGCACCAACCGCTACTTCTGGCACAAATACTACTCAGGTTGCAACAACTGCTTTTGTTACTGCAGCAGTAAACAGCGTTATTGATTCAGCACCTGGAGCACTTAATACTCTTGACGAGCTTGCAGCAGCACTTGGTGATGATGCTAACTTTGCGGGATCAGTAACAAATAGCCTTGCTCTAAAAGCCCCACTTGCTTCCCCTACATTTACAGGCCTAGTTTCTGGTGTAACTAAGTCTATGGTTGGGTTAGGAAATGTAGACAACACCTCAGATGCTAATAAGCCAATCTCTACTGCAACACAAACGGCGCTTGATTTAAAAGCAACACAAACAGCACTTGAGTTAAAGGCACCTCTTGCTTCACCAACCTTTACTGGCTCAGTTGCCTTTGACACTGGTGTCGCTCTTATCTTTGAAGGTGCTACAGCAGATGGTTTTGAAACCACATTAGCGGTAGCAGATCCTACAGCAGATAGAACCTTAACTCTTCCAAATTCAACAGGAACACTTGCTACACAAGAACATGTAGCCAGTGAATTGGGGACACACACTGCAGATACAACCTCTGTACATGGAATAGCAGATACCGCAGAGCTTGCTACAAAATCATATGCGGACACGTCTGTAAACACACACAGCTCAGATACAACCGATGTGCATGGAATTGCAGATACAGCAAACCTTGCTACAAAAACTTATGCTGACACTGCAGTTTCTACCCATTCTTCAGATACAACCGATGTGCACGGAATTGCAAATACTTCTCTTTTAGCAACAACTACAGATATTACAACACACAGCAATGACACAACAAGTGTGCACGGAATTGCCGATACCGCAGACCTTGCAACTAAATCATATGCTGATACAGCAGCCGCTAACGCAGTCTCTACATCACTTGGTACTCACGAAGCAGATACACTATCCGTACATGGAATAGCAGATACCAGCCTCCTTGTAACAACAACTGGCACACAAACTCTAAGTAACAAGACTATTACCACTCCAGCAGGACTAACAAAGAATGACGTTGGTCTTGGCAACGTAGACAATACTTCAGATTTAAACAAACCAGTATCAACTGCTACACAAACAGCGCTTGATCTTAAGGCAAGTATTTCTGCAATTGCAGAGTTAGCACAGGATGCCGTAAATACAGCAGTTGTTGCTGGTGTAGGACTTGATAAAGTTTATGATGACGAAGCTAATACTATTACTCTTGATATTGATTCAACGGTAGCAACTAAGACCTATGCTGATGGTGCAGTTTCAACACACTCTTCGGATACAACTTCTGTACACGGTATTACAGATACAGCAGAGCTTGCAACAAAGGCATATACTGATAGTGCTGTTTCTACACACACCTCAGACACAACAGCTGTTCATGGGATCACAGATACCAGTCTCCTTGTAACAACAACTGCGTCCCAGACTCTTACAAATAAAACAATTACCACTCCACTTGGGTTAGTTAAATCAGATGTAGGCCTAGGTAACGTAGATAACACAGCAGACGCAAGCAAGCCTGTATCAACAGCGCAACAAACCGCTCTTGATTTAAAAGCCAACCTTTCAGGCCCTACATTTACGGGAACAGTTTCTGGAATTACCAAGTCTATGGTTGGTCTTGGAAACGTTGATGACACAACAGATGCAAATAAGCCAGTATCAACTGCTCAGCAAACAGCGCTTGACCTTAAAGAAACAGTAGCAAATGTTGCTCTCAAGGCCCCACTTGCTTCACCAGCACTTACTGGTGTACCAACTGCTCCAACAGCAGCAGCAGCAACTAACACAACACAGATTGCAACTACTGCTTATGTTCGTGCAGAAGTTGCAGCACTTGTTAATAGTGCAGGAGCAACTCTTGATACTCTTGGAGAAATTGCAACAGCGCTTGGAAATGATGCAAACCTATCTACAACACTAACAACTGCAATTGGACTAAAAGCACCAATAGCATCACCAACTTTTACTGGTACAGTAACAATTCCTTCAGGCGCAAGCATTGCAGGATTTGCACCACTTGCATCGCCAACATTCACTGGTACAAATAACGTAGCAGCACTTACAGCATCAGGTTTAATTACAGCCTCTGCTTCAGGAATTGCATTTACAGACGGAACTCAAACCGTAGAGGGTGTTCCGTCACGTACCCCAATTATTCAAAAGACAGCGTCCTACACTCTCTCAGCATTAACTGAGAGAGATACTTTAATTGAAGTTTCTAGCGCAAGCGGTACAACAATCACTATTCCATTAAACTCAGCAGTAGCCTTTCCAGTCGGAACCTCAATTGATATCCTTCAAACCTCAACAGGCCAAGTAACAATTGCAGGGTCTGGTGGAGTAACCATAAACTCAACACCAGGATTAAAACTTAGAACACAGTGGTCAACTGCAACTCTTTTCAAAAGAGCAGAAAACACCTGGGTTGTTTATGGCGATCTGACAGCGTAATAGGGAATTATAAATGGCTAAGAAGACGGGTAAACGTTCTGCTGCATCTAATGACTTTCTAGAGCCATTAGCGCCAACAGGCGTATCTGCTTCAAATGTTGGAACAGGCAGAGCATTTAACAATGGTGCCGCCACAGTTACGTTTTCTTTACCAGCACTATCCCCTGCCGCTACTTCATTTACTGTAACCTCATCACCTGGCGGATATACAGGAACTGGTGCATCTTCTCCGATTACAGTTGAAGGGTTGCAGTCTGCCACAGCCTACACATTTACCGTAACAGCGACTAACGCTGCTGGAACTTCTCAGGCATCTGCAGCATCAGCTTCTATTACAGCAACAACAGTTCCTGCACAAATGTCTGCACCAACCCCAACAGCTGGAGTTAACCAAAACTCAATTGCTTTCTCAGCAGCAGCAGATGGTGGTAGCGCTATTACCAGCTTTACCGTAACAGGCTCTGATGCTACTACTGGATCAGGTGCTACCTCCCCAATTGTTATTGGAGATACTGCTAACACTTCTCAAACATATACAGTTACAGCTACTAATGCTAACGGAACAAGTGTTCCTTCTCCTGCCTCTGGATCTATTACTACCATAGCCCCATTCTTCCCTCCATTTTTTCCTCCATTCTTCCCATTCTTCCCATTCTTCCCACCCTTCTTCCCACCGTTCTTCCCATTCTTCCCACCTTTCTTCCCACCATTCTTCCCACCATTTTTCCCATTCTTCCCACCTTTCTTCCCATTCTTCCCACCCTTCTTCCCACCGTTCTTCCCTCCATTCTTCCCATTCTTCCCACCATTCTTCCCACCATTCTTCCCATTCTTCCCATTCTTCCCTCCATTCTTCCCACCGTTCTTCCCATTCTTCCCACCGTTCTTCCCTCCATTCTTCCCATTCTTCCCATTCTTCCCACCATTTTTCCCTCCATTCTTCCCATTCTTCCCTCCATTCTTCCCACCTTTCTTCCCATTCTTCCCTCCTTTCTTCCCACCATATTTCCCCTTCTTCCCATTCTTCCCTCCATTCTTCCCACCATTCTTCCCATTCTTCCCACCATTCTTCCCACCGTTCTTCCCACCATCCTTCCCATCATTTAGTGCCTGTAATCCACCAGGAGCATGTACATATAACAACTGTACAAGGTATGGCGGTTACTGTACCTGTGCCTGCCTATACTGTTGCGCTTATTAGTAAGACAACTGATATAATATTCTTATACCAAAAACACAGGGGATAAAAAATGAAGTATTTATTTTTAACAGAAGAGAACAGTGAAGGCCTTTCTGAGGTATTTCACACACTCTTATTGCCTGAAGAATTTGTCCCACAAGAAATGATTGATAGATGGAACACGCTTGTTTCTTCTTCCCCAATAACTGCACGTACTTTAGAGAGTAAAGAAAATGTTGCTATTGGGTCAATATGGGATGAAGAATCTCAAGGGCTAGTTCTTACGGAGGGTGCTGACTTAGATAAGGTTCTCCCAATAACTGACAACTACCTTGCATTCTTTATTAATAATGTCCTTACAGGGGCATTAACTATAACCAAAAGTACACACGCTCTTGAAAAATTTCGTGCGGCAGTTGCTAGACCAATAACAGTTGTTAGTGTAGATGATGAGAGCGATCCAGAAATTGGTTATATCTATAATGGTGTATCTTTTTCCAAACCAGAAAACGCGTAATGCTGTCTGAATGGGAAAAATGGAAGCAGTCTCTAGGAGAAACTAGGCCATGGCATCTTCTTGACGAAGCTGCAAAAATAACTAATAAGTTAAAGATAGAAGAAAGAATGTCTATATGCAGAGCATGTCCAGAGTTTATTAGCCTAACTACGCAGTGCAAACAGTGTGGTTGTATAATGAAAGCAAAAACAACACTCAAAAATGCAGAGTGTCCAATAGGTAAGTGGGGCAAAGAAGAAAATGCACAATGAAAATGAGAATGCTTGGTTCACAAAAGATAGGTCGGAGACCGCGTCAAATAGGGTTCCTGAAAGAGCTTTAGATAACAAAGTAAGTGTCAAAAACTTAGGTTTGGGCCTACACGTTTATCAAAATACTTTTTCTAACGAGGACGCTACACGGTACATTGATACTCTTGAGTCCAACCTATCAACAGGTACCAGATATAAATGGTCAGAAGCACAGGTTACGCAGTCTGACGTTCCAATTAAGAAAGCAAGAGACTGCGTAGATTTTAAGTACAAACAGGAAAACCTTGGGCCAAGAGATGAAACAAACTCTGAACTTATAGATTTACATGAGGAGATCTATCAAAAGCTTAAGTACTGCATAGATGACTACGCTAGGTACTGGGGCATTAACGTTGTGTATTATGAGGCCTTTAACTTTGTAAAGTATGAGGGGGCAGGGACTCACTTCAACATTCACGCAGACCATGGTCCTGCATATAACTGCACAGTATCTGCGGTTATTTACATTAACGATGATTACGAGGGTGGAGACCTTAAGTTTCCAAGACTTGATAATTTAGTCTATAAACCAAAAGTAGGGGACATTGCAGTATTCCCATCAAACTATATTTATGAGCACGCTTCTCTGCCGATGGTTTCAGGTACAAAATATTGCGTTGTTGTTATGACAGACATCAATGAATTGGGGCACAAGTAATGGCTTTAGTAGCCATATTTAGATCTTTTCGTCCGTGGATAGATAAGAAGCATATTTCTGTTCCCGTACCAACACAAAAAGAAATGCCTTCTTGGTATAAAGATGCAGACAGATTTGCAAAAATGCCAAGTGGGGAATACTACAAAGCTCCAAAGGAAATTTGCCCATTCCCTAAAGAGGGTACGACAGATGACTATGGAAAAATTCCTACGTGGAAAGCGTGCCCAGCTATTATGGACGCCTTTACAACTGGGTATATTTTTAAAACACCATGCGATTTAGTCTTTTATAAAAATAACCAAGGGATTATAAACGTAAAAATTAATAACCCTAAGTATCAAGATTTTTGTACACAAAGGCCTCCAATGCCACAGTTTGAGCATCCAAAGGGGTACTACCAGACTCATTTTGCTTGGAGTTCTCCTTGGGGCTTGGAGCTTCCAGAAGGCTATAGCGCATTGTTTATGACACCAATGAATAGGTTTGACTTACCATTTTTAAATACTACTGGTGTTGTGGACTCGGACAAGCTTCACTTACTTGGGACTTTCCCATTTTTTCTTCCAGAAGGTTGGGAAGGTACCATACCGGAAGGGACCCCCTACATGCAGGTTCTTCCTTTTAAAAGAGAAAACTGGGAACACGAAATAGAGATACCAGATCAATCTAAGATGTATGATAAAGTAGTTGATAACATGAAATTTTACCGAAAGCCTGATGGCGGGGTATATCAAAATAAAGTTTGGTCAAGACGAGAATACAAATAGGGAGAATATAATGCAGACATGGACAGAAAAAGTTGATTTAGGCAGTGGAATCTTCTGTTACAAGGGGATTATTAAAGAAAGTTTTGATGTAATAAACAGACTTGAGGCTAATCTAAAGCCAGAAGGCGATACAACTGGATATGCTTGGCAACCAGCGTACGTTGGGTACAGACAATTAATGCCAGAGTATAGAGATTGCAACGATTTTAAGTTTAAGAAGACAGACTTAGAACCCGATAAAAGCGAAGTATCAAAAAATCTTCAATCTCTTTGGCAAGATCTATATGATGTAAAGTCACCAGCAGTAGATGATTACTGCAAAATGTATAACATTAACAACCTGAAGTATTGGGAAGCCTTTAACTTTATTAAGTACGGCCCAGGCCAGCACTTTATGGAACACCACGACCATGGCTTTTCTTATAACTGCACTGTTTCTTTAGTTTCGTACGTCAATGATGACTATGAGGGTGGAGAACTTTTCTTCAGATTACAAAATCTAAAAGTTAAAGCAGAAGCTGGAGACCTGTTTATTTTTCCATCAAACTTTATGTACCCACACCAAGCAATGCCAGTAACCTCTGGGACTAAATACTCCATTGTGACTATGCTTGATTACAGCAAAAAGTTTCACACCCCAGAGATGTATAGCGCAGACGCAGATTAATGTTTAATATCTCAGTTGAAAAGACACAGGGGGCTTTGTTTGACATTCAGCCTATGTCTATTAAAAGAGACTGGATGGATGCAACATCAGAGAACCATGCCTATAGATGCTTTCCAGTAACCCAGTCAAATGTAATTGGCTGGAGCCTGTCTTGCTTGGAGGATATTGAGTTTATTTGGGACGGTGTAAATGACCAAACCCCAGATCGTGTTCAAGTATTTAGTCCAGAAGGAGCCTATTCTGGAAGAGGCCAATCCTCTATAAGCCTAAATACTGGTTTAGTTTTTAGAACAGCTCAGGACGTTAGTATTTTTACCATTAACCCCGTAAATTATTTTAGTGATGAGTTTGAGACAATGGCGTCTTTAATTAGTACTTCTTTTTATGACAACCCTTTGCCCTTAGCTATTAAGGCAAAGGTTGCCAATAAGCGGGTAGTTATTAAGGCGGGAACTCCGGTTGCCACAATTATCCCTATATCTTTGTCAAATTTAAATGGGACAGATATTGAGATTATTAAGTACCAAGATCCAGATAGAAAAAGACTAGATGCAAACATATCCTATGGGTCTGCTGCACAAGAGATAAACTCGTCTGGAAAATGGACAGATTGGTATAGAGATGCTGTAAACGAAAAAGAAGAATCTCAAGGCTCTCACGAAGTAAAAACATTAAAATTAGGGGTAATAGATAAGACGAAAAGAGATATAGTATGAATATGGAACAAAATAAAGACTCGTACACTGTAGCAAAAAGAACGCCATCTATGACCCCATCAGGTTGGTTTGGGGATAGCAAAGACATGATTGTTGAGCTAGAAAACTTTATGACCCAAGAAGAAATAGATTTCTTAGAAAAAGCCGCTAAATCGTTAACAATTTGGGATGTGACTCAAAGCCATACAAATGAGAATGGAACAGTTACCTATGACTCAGATTATTGGAAAGATAGGGTTGCAACTCAACCGACCTTAGACAAAAATGATCCAAAGATATCCCCAGTAATTGCGGGGCTATTTCAACGACTAAGGCCAATTATTGAGGAATTTTATAAGGTAGAGGTTCACCCAACGGGCACAACTATTGTTAAGTGGCTTCCTGGGCAATTTCAAAAACCTCATGCTGATAAAGAGCTTCATGAGGGCCCAGATGCGGGAACCCCTAACGACTTCCCAAACTATGACCTATCAAGTCTGTTTTATTTAAACGATGATTATGAGGGTGGGGAGCTATACTTTCCACTACAAGGGGTACAGTTTAAACCTAAAAAAGGCGCTGCTTACTTCTTCCCAGGAGATAAAAACTATATCCATGGGGTTACTGAGGTAAAAAGTGGGTTACGGTTTACATGCCCATTTTTTTGGGAAATAACCAAGCATACAGGAGACAAACAACCGTAAGGACAGGTTACAATACACCTATGAAATCTATCTATGACATCTCGCTTAACTCAGCTGATGGCTCCCCTAACTTCCTAGCTCAATTTAAAGGCAAAGTTACGCTACTAGCAAATACAACAGTCGGCTGTGGTAACGCTAATCAAATGGAAGTTCTCCAATGGCTTCAAGATAAGTATGGTGGAGATGATTTCCAAGTTATTGCTATCCCTACCAATGACTACTGTGGGGTGGGGATTACTAAGGGTAAGTGGTCACAAGGCATTACCTGTGGCGCTGACTCACAAGCGTACGGCAAAGATGTTTACGGAACTACTTTTCAATTTTCAGAAATGGTTTCATCAAATCCAAATGAAAGTGCTAATGAACTAAGCGCTCACAAGGGAGATGCTTCTGTAAACGGATTAGGTCAACCAAGAAAAGAAACTCATGAACTGTATCGTGAAATTAAAGACCAAATGCACGCTTACGCCGCAAAGCAAACAGAACTTGGCATTCCAGATAGAGACGGATATTTGTCACCTTGGTTAAACCAACCTATTGCTAATGGTGCCCAGCAAGGCGGAAACTTTGAAAAGTATCTTATTGATAAAGATGGATATATAGCCAACTGGTTCCAGTGCACAGTATTAAACTACGATATTGAAAAAACATTAAAAGAAGCCCTAGCAGAAGAGGGAAGTACTGCTTCTATGGGAGAGGGCAGAACCCCAGAGGTATTTGCTGAAGAATACGCCCTTGTTCAACAAGAAATAGAAAAATTAATTGCTGGAGATAAATCCCTTATAAATAACTAGACGGAGTAAAAGTACAATGAACTTGGAAAACAAAACACGAATAACAAAAGATATAGTTGTTTATAAAAATTTTATAAGCAAAGAAGACTGCAAAAAGATGATTCAAGCCTTAGATGCTCAGGCAGAGAACGGGGCAATTTCTTGGATGCCTATTTCATTTTATGAGTCATACTCTTCAGTTTTGCCACAGGATAACGACCAAGAAGTCATTGATGCTGGCCTATCTCCAACCATCTTTTCAGACATTGAAAAAGCAATGCCAGAAGCAATTGCTTCGGTACACGACCTTGATCCAAAAACAATTTGTAAAATTGGATACCACACACAGAAGTGGGAGCCAGGAGCGTACGCAAGAGTCCACTCTGACAACACAGATGAGCATGGAACGTCAGGCGCGTTCACAAGAAGCCGCTATGCAGGGTTCCTATACCTTAATGATGATTTTGAGGGTGGCCTGCTTAGGTTCCCAAGTCAAAACATAGAGATTAAACCAGAAGTTGGACTTCTTGCTGTATTTGATGGAGGGTTTAACAACATGCACGAAGTGTCTCTAATAGAAAGCGGAGTAAGATACACCATTGGATC